GTCGCCCGGAATGCTGAATGCCGTACCGAGAAAACCCGCTCCGGTAACAAGCAGGTTAACGCCCGTAATAACCGGCCAGGCAACAAGCCCAATGGCGCCCAGCGCGCCGACGATAAGCGTTCCTGCCGCCGCGATTTTGGCTATTCCCGCTGAAAGTTCCGGATTTTTTTGAACCCAGTTATCGATCTGCAGCAGAAATTTCGTTGTGTCCTGCGTAAGCGTACGCAGACTACTGTCCATCTGGTCAAAGATATCGGTGCCGAGCGCCTCATAGGCTGACTGCAACTCTTTGAAGTCGCCGCCGAGGTTGTCCTGCTGCACCTTGACCAGCTTTTCCGTGCTGCCGTCCGAGTTCTGAAAGGTTTTGGTCATCCTGTCCAGCTCACCACTGGCAGCGGACTTCATCAGGGTGACGGCTGCAGATGCTGCCTCTTCACCGAAGATGGTTTTCAGGTATTCACTTTGCTGAGAGTCTCCAAGTTTATTTTTCTCAAAGGACTGCTGCATTTCCTTCAGGATGGTAAAGAATGGGCGCATATTGCCTTTGCTGTCGGAGGTTTTTACACCCAGCTCCTTGATGGCCTTGAAAGCTTCGCCAGTTGGTGCCTGCACACGCAGCAGCATGGCGCGTATTCCCGTTCCGGCCATGCTGCCCGTCGTGCCGTTGTTGGCTAGCGCGCCAATCATGGCTGCAGTCTGCTCCGCGCTTACCTTCGCGTTTTTAGCCACTGACGCAACATAAGGCATCGCATCACTCAGATCCTCGAATTTTGTGGCTGTTCTGTTGAGCGTTGCGGATATCACGTCGCCCAGGTGGGCTACTTCGCTGTTCGCCAGACCGAAAGCGTTTTTCGTGCTCATCAGCAGCTCTGCACTTTCTTCCATCGTGCGATTGTTGGCGAGCGACATATTCAGCGTAACCGGCGTTGCCGCCTTGATGTCATCAACACTGGCACCAGATTTAGCGATAACGATTTGCGCCTGCGCGGCGTCGTTCGCCGAGGCGGCGGTGTTGTCGCCGATGCTGCGCGCCTGGGTTCGCAGAGACTGGAACTCAGGCGAGTTTTTATCAAGGCCGAGAGTTGCCTGTAGCGTGGAGTTTGCCAGGGCGAAGTCATAGCCGGGGCGCAGCACCGAAGACGCCGCGACGGCGCCAACCGTCGCCGCTCCGACACCGGCGGCGCCCGCATTGCGCACCTTCGCTGACAGCTCCTGCCCCTTGCGGTAACGCTCGCTGGTCAGGTTAAGTCGCTCCTGCTGCGCGTTCAGGCGCTGCAGCTCCTGCTTCTGACGGCTCAGGCTGACGGTAGCCTGTGCCGACGCGGTTTTCAGGCGCTGCTGCTCGCTGCTCAGGCTTTTGGTGGATATCCCTGCCTCGTTAAGCGCCTCGCGCTGCTGCTGCACCGACAGGCGCAACGCGTTGGATTTGGTCTGCAGCTCTGCGGCTGCCTGTCGGGCCTTCTCCAGCGCGCGGGCCTGCTGCGTAGTTGGCCGCTCCGTGTTTTTAAACTGCACGGCAAGCGCCGCTGCCTCTTGCTTCGCGTCCTTAAGGCTCTGCTGCGTGACGGCCAGCTGCGCGCTGGCTTTGCGGAAACCGTCAATTTTGCCCGCCTGTGCGTCCAGCTCCTTGATGGTTGCCTGCGTCTGGCGTATGTCAGACGACAGATTTTTGGCGGCGGCCTGTACGGCTTTGAAGGGGCGCGAGGCTCTGTCTACCGCGTTCAGCAGCACCTGCACCTTGAGTTTATTGCTCATCCGGGTTTGCTCCGCTGCGGATAAAGGCTTTATGCCGCCAGTCCATCAGCTCGGCCAGCGGCATGTCGTACATCTCGGAGGGTTGCCAGTGGAATATCGTGGCGATGTCGGCCATCAGGTCATTAACCGTCAGGCCGTGCGGCCAGTCTATTCGTCCGACTTCGACTGCAAAAAACCGATCACCTTGCCGCCCAGCACAATCAGGTCAACCGGATCGAGAGCGTTACACTCGGCCTTCGTCAGCGCTGGCAGGGTGATGCGCGGCAGCACAGTCAGCAGGGCGTCTACGTCCGACTGGCACAAATCGGCCAGGCGCACACCGCGCAGGCTTCCGGCTGTTGGTTTAATGACGTCAATCTGCTTGATTTCGGTGTCGCCGCGCTTCAGCGGAGTTTCCAGTACAACGGTGTTTTCGTTCTGTTCCATGTTCGCTATCTCTGTTCACTGTAGTCAGGTAAGGCCAGCGCCACGGCGGGCGCCAGCGTCAGGGTTAAAGCAGGCCGAGGTTCTTGCGGCGCTGCTCAAGTCGGTCGGTGCCGTTGACCTTCTCCACCATGTTGATGGTGTCGATCTCGATCAGCTCTTTGCCGTTAAAGGTCAGCTTGTAATAGGTGTTCTTTGAGGTGACTTTGATTTCCGTATCCTCGCCCTGCTTGGCCTCACCAAAATCAAAGGTCTGATGTTTACCGCGCACCTCAATCTCTACCGCGATTTCCTCGCCGGTATCGTCGCGCTGGTAGGAACCGGTAAAGCGCAGGGGAATATCAGAGGCGCCCCACTGCGTGAGAACCAGCTCATCCATTCCGCCGATGCTCCACTCCATATCGAGCGCGTCATCTTCGAGACCGTTGTCGATAAAGGCCGCGCCGCTCATACCGCCCGCGCGGAACGGATCAAGCTTGCGCGCCAGTTTGGGCAGCGTGACGGCGGTCACGACTCCCTGATAGCTGTTGGCGTCGTTGAAAAGGTTCATGCCCTTCAGTTTGCGTGGCAGTGCCATTTATCCAGATCCTCAGCTGTTAACGGACGCGGCGAAGTTCGCCAGATAGGTGTCGGTAATGCGCTGGCGCAGGGTCAAATCTTCCAGCGGCGGAACCGGCGTGTAGTCGTAGTCGATAAAGAGTTTGCCCGCCTTCAGGCTGTCTTTATCGTTGGCGCTTTCGTCGTACCAGGCGGACGCGCCCAACAGATAACCGGCGCTGACCAGCTCGCGGAATTTGGCGTTGATGCCTGCGATAATTTCGCGCACAAGTACCGGCGTCAGCGGCTTGTCTACCGCCCACATATGCGCCTCGGCCATCGTGTCGGCCAGCACCTGCGCGGTGCGGGTGTAGTTCTCAAACTGAAAAAGCGGATCATCGCTGCAGGTGCGGTTGCCCCAAAAGCGGAAACCGTCTTTACGGATCAGTGTGGTGACGTCCGCCTCATTGAGCAGGTCGGCGTCGGTGCCGGTCTGCTGCAGATCCCAAAACACTGACGCGGAGATGCCGGTCACACCATTAACGCCGACGTTAGACAGGGTTTTGTGCCAGCCCGTGTCGTTGTCGATTTTGGCGCGCAGGCCCAGCGCGCGCGCGGTCGCATAGGCGGTATCGGATTTGCTGGTCGTGGTGTTCCAGGCGAGAAAGTCCGGCCAGATCACCATGATTTCACGCTGGCTGAAGTTCTGGCGGTACAGGCGAGCCTCGGAAATGGTTTTGCAGTTCCAGGCTGACACGTACGCAAATGCGCGCAGCTGCTGCGCGATACTCGCAAGCGCGGTTGCCACTTCCAGTGAATCCAGTCCCGGCACGCCGAGAATGCGCGGCTTGACGTCGAGCTGGGTCTGCGCCGCAAGCAGCGCTTTCATGCCGGTATACTGGCCGTCTTCATCCGTGCCGCCGATGATGTTGGAAATAGTTTCGGCTTCGTCGGCGCCTTCGGCCACACGTACCACGACAGTGACGGGCTTAGACTGGTCGGCGATGGCCTGCAGCGCGGCGGCGAGCGTGCCTTTTTTGCCTGCCTTGCCGACGGCACCCTGCACATTGGTAATGAGCACCGGCGTGTTAAGCGGGAAGGTTGCCGCGTCCGCATCCTGCGCGGTGCAGACCATGCCCACGATTGCGGTTGATACGGTGGAGATGGTGCGCGTGCCGTCGTTGATTTCGACGACGCGGACACCGTGATGATAATCTGCCATCTGTTGCACTCCTGATTGAAGGTGTGCTCAGGGTGTCAGGTCAGGCGGGGCGGTGCATGCGATTGGGGTTTGCTGGAAGATCAGCGGACAAAAGAAAAGCCCCGAAGGGCTTTATCTTTACTCAGGCTTCTCCGGCCAGCTGACATCCGGCGCGGTCGTAACGTCGGTTGCCTGTAGGGCCTGAATGTACTTCATCCATGCCGTAAGCGAGGTTTTGTCTGCATCCGTAATGATGCCGAGCAGCAGCTGCGCCTGCCATGCCTGGGTTACTTCGTTTGCCTCGCTGATGAGCGCAGATTTCTGCCTGGCTGCGTTATTCACAGCGGCGGCATGCTGTGCATCCGCATCAGTTACCCACTTTTCCCCGTCCCACTTGTCATAAACGGTTGCGGGCGCAAGCGGTGTTGCACCTGCTGGATAATCGCCTAACTCTGCTATCTCTGTCGCCGAGCCATCAGTAATGGAGTAGACCTTTTCGCCGCGATGGTCGGCAACAACCTGCCAGTTGCCATCACGATAAACAGCTGCT